TTTATGATATAATTGAAACAACTATATACTCATGCCTTTTCTAGCACTCGTCCCCGCCAATTCCCCACCTTAAGCTTTACGGACAAGGCTTTTTTTTATTGCACTAAAAAACACCCGAAAAAATCGGGTGCAATTTGTAAGATAAAAAAATACCTCAAACGAGGTACTTATAGTATAACATATTATTTGAAAATTTGGTTCTGTTTCCACAATTCATGAACTAAATCAGCAATAGTCATCTTCTTGTGTTTCGTGAATTTAAGGCTATCTAAATTCTCCTTGAAGTCTTTCATGACCTCTTGATAATCTGTCTCTGTCTCGAATTCGTCTCTGGTAGGCTCATCAGCGTCTACATAATCTGAAATGTATTCAAAATCATAATCTTCACGATAAGAAAAGAATCTCTTCGTTACTTATAACGTTAAACAAGGCTTTTCCTGCACAACGATTATACCATAAACATGCATGACTGCCAATTTTCCTGACATCGGGAAAATTAGAAAAAGCCCCTAACCACAAGGGCTAGGGGTGTTAAAGTGTTTGCTATTTAATTTTAAGTGTTTGCCCTACATAAATCAAGTTTGGATTAGTAAGACCATTTAGTGCTGCGATTGATTGGTAGCTTGTGCCGTAGCGACTTGCAATACTTGATAGGTTATCACCAGATTGAACCGTGTAATAAACTGAACTGTTGTTTGCTGAACCAGTCACTTGTAGGACTTGTCCTGCATAGATAAGGTTTGGATTTGAAATCCCATTCAAGCTTGCTAGTGTTTGATAGCTTGTTCCGAATTTTGAAGCAATACCAGACAATGTGTCACCAGATTGAACTGTGTAAGTGCTAGTTGTAGTTGCTTGTGTGTTAGCTACTGAAATAATTTCAACGTCTGATTTATTAATCCATGAATTAATACCTGCTAACAACACACGATTGCCGGACACTTGTACTACGTCATATGTACGACCTTTAACCCAATCTGGAATACCTTCACCAGTCGCCCATGCATTAGCACTAAATTTAACTTTAACTTGGTTTCCTACAACAATGTCAGATTTAGGCGTGTTGTCCGCTTGTTGACCTTGACTAATAGCTGGTGTTTGGGTTTCTGGATTATTGTTCTTAGTATAGCCGTTGTCGGTAATACCAGTTAAATCAACGTTTCCGTCAAGACCGCCAGCAATGTAAGTCGATGTGAATTGGTAAATCGCTACACCGTCCATACTTGGAAAGACATTGTAATTTGGTGTTGGCGTTACATTATAGTCTGGATAAGCAGCCATCCAAAGTGAATTTGGGAACTCACGAATGATTTGGTCGACATACACGTTAGCTACTGTATAGGGTTTATAGCTGTAATACATAGGTGTATAACCTGCAGCTTTAATCATACGCATACCATGCAAGATTGCGTTAGTATTCGCTTGCTTGTCAGCGCTAGCACCACTTTCGTAGTCCAAGGCTACGATTGAGCCTTTAGGTGTTTGAACCTGTGGCAAGAATGTATTTAATACTTGCTCACCTAAGCTAGCATTTCCGCCGACTTGGTACCAAATATACGTATGTGCACGTTTACCTTGTGCGATAGCTGACGCCACTTGCGTTTCATATGTCGTTTGTCCGTACATACCGCCACCATTGATACCGCCAATTTGGATAATGGCAAATTTATCGTGCGCATATCCAAAAATCCCATTCGTGCCTTGGTAACGAGACCAGTCGACCCCTTGGTCGCCAACTGCAGCATAAGCCGTTGATTGCAATAGTAAGGTTGCTAAGGTTACAAACGCTACTAATACACGATTGATTTTATTTTTCATCGCTTCCTCCTCCTTTAAAGGCAATCTCGTAATAGCCAATCGCTGACAAGCCAGCAATCAGACCGCCCCAACAATATTCAGCATATTGCCCGTGAACAATAGTAAAGGCATATGCAAGTCCTACAAGCACACCAATTAAAATAGCAAGCCCAGAAACAAGCTTGCCATTCAATCCAAATTGTTCTTTTACAACGTTCACAAGTGCTGAAATAATAGGTGCTACAACTGTTGCAGCTATTAAAATAACTGTCATGATAACTCCTCCAATTTATTATCGATTTTTTCGACTTTCTCACTCAAATTAGTGATTTCAGTTGTTAGTCGAATAAGTGCTTCATTCTGTTTGTCGTGATTGTCTAATCGTTTTTTGATTTCAATCAACTCTTTGTCTTGTTGTTTATCCTTTTCTTCCAAAATTGTCGTACGACGTTCGCTGCTCGTCATACGGCTTTGAAAAAAAGTAAAGAGCGTCAATACTGAGACTGACGCGCTTAAAAACATGCTAATAATTTCAGGTTTCCACATATGTATCCTGCTTTCTAAGCTTCACTAGCATTTGTTTCTGCTGGCTCGCTCCAGATAGGGTCACCAGTCTCGTCAAATTGCATAATATAGCATTTAGCGTCGAGCAAATCAGCGAGCGGAATGTTAGTGATTGAACCGCCATATTGTGAAATACCGTAGATTTTTTCAAACTCTTTAAGCTGACGTTTGCCATTAACCACAACTGGTTTTTGCTCTTTTGAAATATACATGTAAAAATCATAACCATTTGAACGATAACGAATATATTCACCGTTTTCGTGCATGTATTTGACTGCTGTTGGCAAATCAAAAGGTTGTGTAATTTTAGTAGTATCAAGTAATTCTGTCATTTTTGTTTCTCCTTTTTTTAAATTGTAGAACCATTATTTAAATCTTTGACGTAAGGCATAGGTTCAACGCATGTATAAGTTACTGTGCCAGACCAAACATGATTGCCGGTTTTATTATTCGTAAAACCGATTGAACCGTCTGGATTTAAATGCACAATACAAGTTGCGTCAATCGATTTATTGGTACCACCGACTAACACAAGATGAGCTTGTGAAATTGGTCTAAAACCTTCTGGGATTTTTTCGCTCGCTATTTCGTTTTCGGCGACAACAGCAATATTACTGATTTGGCGATTGATTGAAATTGTTACTAAATTACCAATTCTGACATAATTGGCGACAATACCATACATTAAATTCGAGGTATTGTTAAGTCGTACATTTTGCCAAACCATATCAACTTGAAGCATTGAATAGTAGCCGTTATGTGTCAAACTCCACCCACTCGTGCCACCTCGAGTGGTGTCGTAATTATTTTTAGTATACTTAATTGTCTCTGGCATGATTAACATTGAGTGTGTTGCTTCATCGCTTGATGTGCTAGCATTCATTGCTAAGCTTCCAGTGGACAGCACTAAGTTTTCTTTTGCCTTTTCAGGTAATAAATTAGAGGTGTCTGTTGATGTGATTTCAACATTATCCTTAATTTTGATATTTCCACTTCGTGTACCAGATGAGAAGGCGTTCGTGATTGAACCAGATGTCACATCACCGAGTTTTGCACTCAACGCAGACAAGCTATTGACATTTAGTTTCTCCGCCGTAATCGCACCATTGACAATCATGTCACCGCTGACTTTCATTTTCTTAGCGATAATTTGAACATCGTTTTCGTCTTGCGCAATCATCGTCGCGAAAGTATTTCCGTTAACGGTTTTACCGACTTTGGTAACAAAGCCATTATTGTCAAGATTCAAACTAGCTGTCTTAACCGTCGCATTATCCAACGCAGACACACTAGCACTAATGGCATCAGTCGTCTGTTTGATTTCAGACTGTGCAGTGGCTAGCTTGCTGTCATAGTCTTCGGGAGCAGGTGTCCAGTCTGTGGGTATGTTGCCTTTTTCCAGTTTTATATTCTTGATAATATAGCTAACACCGTTAGCACTAGACATGCCTGTCAAATAGACAACTTGTCCACCTATATTTGCTGGTAAATTCTGGAGACGTGTGAGTATACAGCTTACTTTTGTCCATTTGTTAGCAGCCGCAGTATTCATAGTTGCAACTGTAGTGAGTCTGTTACTAGAATTGCTATCCATGAGAGTAGCGTTAAAAGTTGTGTACACATTTGGGTATACATCGAAAGATAAAACATATTGAGTATCTGATTCTATAAGCTTAGACAGTACGCCGCTACAATAAATTACACTGTAACCACTATGAGCTGTTGCAGTTCCTTTCGTTAGTTTTACTGCATTGATACCTTCAGAACTAACAGATTCAATCGTTTTGTCACCAGCTTGCATAATCCAATTCCAACCAGTAGCACCTTGATTCGTTTTCGTCAGTAAATTCCGCCCGCCAATTGCTGTCGGTATTTTTCCCTCCACACTCGTAATCTTACTGCTCAACTCGTTAGCTTTAGCTGTGATGTTATTTTCAGCAGTCGTTACACGTCCACTTAACGTATTGAAATCTGTCTGTGAGACTTTAGCGCTCAGACCAGTAGTCAATGAATTAATCGAGTTAGTGTGTGATGTAATCGTACTGCCTTGCGACGTTACTTGCGTGCTAAGCTGTTTAAGACCGTTGGCTGTTTGAGTTAGTGTCGTGTTGAGTTTGGTTATATCGTCTTCGACGGCTGGTGTGTACGTCAAAGGAACTTTTCCTTCGTTCAACATGAGGTCGCGAATGTGAATCTCGTCGCCGCTTTTTAGACCTAAAAAATAAGGTCTAAAATAAGCGGTGGCTGTGGCTTTAAATGTGCAGTAGACACGCGTCCAAACACCAGCTTTTATAGTAGTTAGATTGTAGACCGGCGTCGTTAAGTTGTTCGTAGTGTTGTCCTCTCCAACAGCTTGAAAGTGACCTAAATTATTATAATTGTACGTTTTATCTTTGTTAGCTAAAACCCAGAAGCCGAAAGTATAAAATCTGTCTTTGGTTAAATTGTAGATTTTATTATTTCCGATGAACCCAGAACCGCCAGACTTAGCTTCAGTTGACACGATTTTAAACGCTTGTCCATCAACACTAACTGACACATTCCATGCTGTGAAGTATCTCAGATTGTCTGTATTAACAGCTGTTTTTCGTAAGAGATTTGACGAGCCGATTTCCGTCGGTATCTTACCCTCAACCGCAGACACCGCACTTGTAATCTGACCAGGTACTGCTTCAATCTTCGTTTGTAGACTGCTGACGTTGCCATTTGTAGTCTTTAAACTACTTTGCAAGTTAGCTACTGCCTTATCATTGCTAGCTTGATAGTTAGCAAGATTAGTCTTAGTCGTGTTGGCAGTTGTTGTAGTCGCTGTTAAGTCAGCTTTAACACCATTCAAGCCAGTTTCAAGCGTTGCTGTTTTTTTGCTCGTATTATCTGCAGTTGTTTTAACTTGTGATAGCGTTGTCTTCGTGCTCGTCAAATCATCTTCAACGGTTTTAGTTCGTGCAGTAACGCTAGTGATATTTTTAGTATTACTATCTACTGTTTTGCTTAACTCGCTGACAGTCGTCTTCGTACCATTTGCGGTTTCTTCGACTGATGAGACACGTTTGGTTAGTTCAGACTGTGCGCTAGCTTGTGCAGTCAACTGACTAGCTTGTGTTTGCAAGTCTTGCTTAGCAGTGTTCAAATCGTTAGCTACTGTAGTGAGTTGTTGTTTGGCTTCTGCGACTGCTGCAAGCGAATCATCTCGCACCTTTTCGATATTTGCTGATAAAGCAGATAATTCTTGCTTAGCTTTGTCAAGCGCTTCTGTAATGCCTGTTGTATCAGCGTCCAAGCCGTCATCACCACGAGCGCCAATAACTGCAGGCTCTGTTACTAAGCTTGTGTCGTTAGTATATGTCACGACATCATAAGACCACATATATTTATTATCAGCTGTTACAGTCGTTGGTTTAGTAGACCAGTTTTGACCGCCAGCCGTGACGCCTTCTGCTTGGTCGTTAGTCGTGTAATAACGTTTGATTGATTTAATACCAACGCCGTCGTCAGAATTAGTGAATGTAATGTATTCACGAGCTACCTCGTTACCGTCAACGATTGCAACAGCCACAACGTTTAGTGTGCCAATGACTTGACTAGCGTTGATTGTGACACTTGATGTTTCGCTGACAATACTGTTATTAATTAACCATTTCCAATTTGAATTAACAATCTTGCTATACTTCTCGAGTTTAGCTGTGATTGTGCTTGTGCCTTGACCGTTTTTGAAATTGTAGCCGTTATCGGTTGACAAACGAACGATGTAAGGCGCTGCGTCCTCTGCGAGTGCTTCAACCTGTTTTAATAAGCTGTCTGCGATTTGACTGTATTTGCGTTCATAGTTGCTTAAAACAACATTTGTATTTTCGCCTGTTATAATTGATTCTGTCAATTCCGAAATTCGAGCTTGAACATAAAGCTCTGGTTCGTGAAAGACATCATCAATCAATGTTTTAGTATCGCCGACATCACCATCAATAACACCTTCTACTTCAAAATCCATTTCAGGCAAGCATCTTTTTTTAAGCTCTGACAGCATGTAACCATACAATGCTTCTTTTGTTTCGTATTCGGTATCACCCAAATTTAAAAGAGCGTAATTGTCTGTTGTATTTTTTCCAACAGACGGAAAACGGTCACGAGACTGCACAGCTCTAATAAATGCTCCACTCGTTTCATAGAGTAATTCGCCATTATCGTCATAGACTTTTTTACTTAAGCCTTCAATGGTTAAGCCGTCTTTACCAGTCGCAAAAACAACTGTCCTTAAATTTTTGATGCTTTCGGAATAATTGATAACTTTAAGCTCTTTTCCAACGCGAACAGGCAATCCTGTAGCGTTTTTGCCAAAATTCCCTGTTCGGTAAATATTTAAAACATGACGTTTTAAAGAATAGTCGTCGTTTAATTCTGTAACGAATTCAAGCTCTGCGTCAAAACTGTTTGCCACCGAAAAAAGACGAGCCAGCATCGTGTCTGTGCCTGTCCATTCTAGCTTGATTGATTTATCAGCGACTTCATTAACCCCAATCGTGAGCGATGATTCTGCATCAAATTTCTTAATATACTCGACCATCGTCATGCCTTTGTCAGCAGAAAATGGTCCCTCATCTTCGTTATTAGCTTCAAGAATCAATGAAAATGCTGTCAGCTCTTTATCAAAGCCGTTCTTTTTGACTTCCATAATATTTAGCCAAAAATCCTTATTTTTATAACGAAACGCTAATTTACAGCCAGCTGTAACCTTATCAATATCTTTTGTGCGATATTTCAAGGTTAAAATACTTGAAGAACCTGCTAAGAAACGTTTCAAATCTGCTGTGTGATAGTGAATACCTGATACATTATCGAAAAAATCAATATTATAACTATCTGTTGAATCACGAATCGCAATACGTACATTATTCATTAAATATAAACCTCCTCAATTGTTGCTGTGGCGCTTTCCACTTCTGAAAAATCAGAAACTAGCAGTTGCACTTTGGTTTTTCCGGGCGGAACTTTGAAATATTTCGTGCCTAAAATTTCATCATTCTCCGCGATTTGATTGTTAACGTACAATCTTCCTTCTTCCCCAGAAATCATTAATGTTGAGCCAGCCGAATAGCGATTAGGAATATCCACCCACCGTTCTACATTCAGTTTTAGAATTTTAAATTCATCTAAATAGTGGTGTGTGATGAATTGCTTAGCTTCACTCGTTCGATTAATATTTTGACCGACGAAAAATTGAACCTTAGCCGCTTTCTTAGTTTTGACACGAGATTCTGTGTAAGGATAGTATTTCCCGTAAAAAAAGAAGGTGATTTTGTCATCGACCTTCTTAATATCAAATGTATTTCTTCCTTTATTTTTAGATTCTTCCCCGTAAGGATTGTCCTTTAAATAAATAGATGGCGTAAAATCAATATGCACATTTCTGCTTCCGCCTACACCGTCGCCAAGCAAAAATTGGACTTTTGCAGCATTTCCAGTTGTATCGCCTTTTTCAAGTGCCATTCCTGCAATCAAATGATTATCTTCGTCAAGAACTGTTAAGCACCAATTGCCAGTTTGACCGAAACGTCCTGTCTCAAACCACGCTTTAGCCCAAATATACCAGTTCGTTGCCGTTTCCGTCAGCGTTAATTCTTTGATAGCGCCATACTGCCCGCCACCAGCCGAATTAGTGAAACCAGATGGTAATACACCTAAACCTTTTTCACTATCAATCATATTAGTAACTGATTTTTTAAAAGTATTTTCGTAAAATGTTGTTCCATTTTTCCACGAGCTAAAATTATAACCACTTGATTGGTTTAGTATTGCGTTATGTTCATACACTTTGTCAGTTTCTTCTTTAAGTCCATACTGCATAGCGCCATACTCGCTCACAATGCCGACAAAACCAGATTCTTTTTTGAGCTTGATTTCATAGTTGACAGTTACTTCTTCGCTTCCGTTGTTTTCAATTTCAGCTTCAAGCGTACCTTGTTCGTTTTCAGTGAATTTGAATGTCCGAGTTGCTTTTGAGTGAGCTAAGCCGTCAACTACAATAAATGTAATTGTTCCTTTGCCGCTCAGTCTGACTTCATCAAAATCCAAGTCTCCGCTAGGAACAGCATAAAAAACGCGATTTGGATAAATACTAAATGTTAACTCTTTCGGTTCTTCAACATTTAACACTTGTTGCAAGTAATCATAACCTAAAAAACTCTCGTACTTCACGAAAAAAGGCACTGGAATAGTTTTATGCTTCTTACGCATATAACTAAACTCAGAGCCGTCTAAAATACTATTTTCGGTGTATTGTGGGTCAAAGTCAGCGCCACCCAAAAGGGTGAAACCGTCCAAAACGGTAATATACTGTGTTAGTTCTACACCATTAAAAGTTACTTCAACCAATAATTACCACCCCATTCCATAAATTGCATTTGTGATTGAATCACGTCGATTTTGTTCATCTGTAATCGGTTTTGCTAAAACCTTAGCCATCACTTGATTGTCTGATTCGATTTGAACGATAATAGGACGATTTGTTAACTTATCAATAATGTTCAGCACTTGACTATTATCATCAAGCGATTGCGCAGCTAACGTATTTGCAACCATTACTGTTTGCAACTGTGGTGTACTAATAGTATCCATACCTACCGTTAAAACATCATTTTGAAAATTATCAGCGATTGCACCAGCCATACCAGAAACGGTTGATTGAACTGTTTTAAACTGTTCTTTTAACCCTTGGTTCAAACCGTTCATAATTGCTTGTCCAGCTGGTTTTAAAAGAACTCGGTCATAGCTGATAGGTCCTTTGTGTTCCTTAATCCAATCGGCAATACCACCGACAAAATTTTGAACATTTCCCCAAGCTGCTTTTAACCCTCCAAGAAAGCCATTCATGATTGCTGAACCTGCACCTGATAAGTCAATATGAGCTAAACTGTTAAATGTGTTTTTTACACCGTTAATGACACCATTGATTGTCCCAGAAACGCTAGAGACAACACCACTAAAACTGCTAAATGCACCGCCTGCCGCACTCATGGCACTAGAAATCACACCTTTAATAGTATTAATGACATTACCAACAGCAGACCAAGCTGCACTAATGATATTTTTAACTGCACCTGCTGCACTTCCAGCACCAGAAAAAGCAGTTTTAATCCATGAGATTGCTCCATCAATTATACTAGCAGCTGTTTGTAAAACATTTTGAATATTTGACCAAGCACTAGACATAATGCCACTTAAACCTTGTCCTACCGACCCAAGGTTGGCAAACATACCAATTACAAAACCAACACCTTCAGCAATAACGTTTAAAACAGGTGAGCAAGCTTGAAATGCTTGAACTAAAACGTTAAATATTGGTGTTACAATTTCGATAGCAAGTTTTAACCCGTCAAATAAAGCGGTTAAACCAGTCATAATACCACTAAATACACCGCCTAAAAATGAACCTAGAACTTGAAAAGCTGGTGTTAAAGCGCTAGCTAAAATACTAATCAAAGGTTGAGCCGCATTCCACAACGCCACAAAAGATTGAACGACTTGGTCAATGGCCGGTCCTGCTATTGACATAAATCGTTCAAATCCTGCTTGTAAAGCTGGTAAGATAGTCTCAATCAATGATTGAATACCACTAAAATCCATTTGAGTAAATCCATTTACCAACGTTTGAATAACTGGCTGTACCGCGCCGACAACTGATTGAAACAGCGCAGGCAATTGTCCGAATGCTGTTTTCAATCCGTCAATAACTGGTTGAATAGTTGTTATAATTCCAGAAAAACTCGAAGCCAAACCAGAAAAATCGATATTGACACCAAGACCAGAAAACAGATTTTGTAAATTCTGTTGAATTTGAGGTGCTGCTGCTTGAATAAAGGTTCCAATCGCACTTGGTAAACCAGAAAAGACACGTCCAATCATTGGAATAAAGTTACCAAATAAGAATGTCGAAGTTGTATCTGCAAGACCTTGAAGTGAAGGCGTTATATCCAATTCACCGTCTGCAAGATTACCAATAACATCCTGCCACGCCGCTTTCATAGAATTAAACGAACCTTCAAGAGTCGTTGACGCTTCTCTTGCAGTTGTACCTGTAATTCCCAAGCTATCTTGTACCGCATGAATTGCTTTAACAGTATCCGCAAAATCTCCAACAGTGTAATGTTCACCAGTCAGCTTTTCAGCATCTTTCATCAAGCGTTCCATTTCGGATTTAGTACCGCCATACCCCAGCTTGAGATTATCCAGCATGGCATAGTTGCCGCGAGCGAGCGATTGATAGGTTTGAGTGATAGATTCCATATCAGTACCCATTTTATTCGCGTTGTCGGACATATCTGTCATCGCCACGTTTGCTAATTCAGCAGCTGCCGCTGTGTCACCACCGAGCGAGCTAATCAAGCTAGCAGAGAATGAGGTGACGTTCTCCATGTAGGCATTTGCAGATAAGCCAGCCGTTTTATATGATTGCTGCGCATAGTTCAAAACTGTTTGAGCGGAATCTTTAAAGAGTGTTTGGATACCACCAATAGATTGTTGCAATGCTCCGCCTTCCGAAATTGATGAAGCGATTGCCTTTCCAATTCCAGCTGCAGCAATAATTCCTGTTGCTGCTTTAACTAAGTTTGAACCCAAACTCAAACCTGCAGATTGCCCAGCCGAATTTGCTTCTGGTGATATGGCACCAGTAATTGAACCACTTATACCTTTTGCAGATGGAATGATTTGGACATATGCTTTACCTAATTCAGTTGCCATTATTCACCTCCAAATCTTTCAAAATTCGTGCTCTAGCATTTTCAAAATCCTCACCAGACTTAAAGACAGATTCTTCACGTTCTTTTGGTTCTTCAGTCAAAATATTTACAAATTCTTTTGGAGCATTACGACCTTTATGGCCGTCCTCGGTATTTTGCCAAGCCAAAATACCTACCCTATCTGCGATACTTGCAAGTAACAATGTTTCTAACGAAACCTTTTGACCAGACATTGCCATTTTGATTCGTGCGTTTTCGCGTAACCCTACAGAAAAAACAGCTACCAAGTCCGCTGGTAGCTGTCTGTAGTTATATATATGGTAAGTTTCCGCTAAGTCGCAAATCAGAGCGTTTTCGTCTATCTTTATCATACTAGCGAGGATTACGAGTTTTTTACTTGAGCATTTTCAAAAATATCTTTGATTTCAGCAACCATTTTTTCAATCGGAACAATTCCGCTTTCATCTCGAATATGGTCTTTCAAAGCTTTTACTTGGTCACCAAGCAATAGTTTCAAAAGCTTAGGCATTAATAATTCGTTTTCGTCGACTTCAGCAACCAATTCGACAAACTCATAATTTTTTAACTGATTTTCGTCAATTTCAAATTTAAAACCAGAATTTGTTTTCCCTTGAATCATATATTAACCTGCGCTTTCTGTTGTAGATTTTCGAATGATATATTCGTAGTGAGTATTACCGTCGCTGTCTGGATAACATGTCACTGTAGTTTCGTAGCCGACATTATCGCTATCGCCGTAAGTGATTTCACCAACTTCAGTAACTTTAGCGTTTGGCAAAACAATACGTTTCAATGCGTTATCTGTCAGTACTGTTTCAATAACGATTGAGTGCGCTTCTAGTTCCTTAGAATTAGATTTAATTGTAATTCCAGTCGCGAGTGTACCAGAAACGTTGCTATCACCGTAAACTTCTTTTAAAACATCAATATTTAAAGCTTCAATAAGTGTGTACTTAAACGTATCTTTCTTTTCAGTTTGGACCGTATTAACAGTATCTCCACCCCAAGCCTTAATATCATCCGTAGAACGTTCATCCGAATTTGTCACACCGTCTTCCGAAACATATCCAAGATTTTTGAAAGCTTTATTCAAATCAGTGGTTGCATCAGTCGGTAATGCTGTTCCTAGTGGTGCACTATAAATGCCCCCACCAACTTTAGGTTTAGCGGCCGTTACATTGCTTGTTTCACTCATGTATATTCTCTCCTTTAACAATAATTAATATCAAATACCGCTTGATAACGATATTGTTTAGTTTCTGTATCTGTAAAGTTGTAATCACTATTAAGATGAACACCAGATACATTTTCAACCTCGATGAGATTACTCATCACATTTTTAATCTCTTGATTTAGCAGCGCTGCTTCATATAATGAATCAGCGTAACTTTGAACAGCAACTGTTGCAGAATGTAGTTGATTTCTGCTAGTTCCACCAGTCTTTTCTAAGAGCACGAATTTTCCTGTTAAATTTCGCTTTTTTTCTAAAAGCACTGGCATATTTAAATGATTATCCAGAAATTCTTTCACAATTGATTCAATCACTTACTCACCGCCTTCAAGAGTGTGTTATTTTTTAAGTTATCTCTTTTGGCTTTAAAACTACTTGCTGTTACCATTGCATTAGCACGATTTTGACCGACATAACTATCTTGTTCATAACCATCACCGCACCGACTTCTTATAGCGCTAGCTTTTTCATTTAAAACTTCCTGCATAGCACTTGATTTCATGAGTTCAGCAACACCCGCACGATTCAATTGGAATTTAAAATTACTCATATCGTTCCACCGTTACCTTTCTATTCCATTCAAGTGGTATTAAATCAGAAATTCCTTCTAGCGGAATACCGACAGTATGCCAAGTTTGCCCAAAGAACATAACTTTCTTGTCTGTCCAGTCATTAGTATCATCTTTTGGAATTGCAAGAGTATATTCAATCTTCTTGCCGTCAAGATTAAGCTGGTTAGTAACATCATCTGTTGAAGCTGGCGCTACTAGCACATTTTCAACAGCGATTTCGCTTTCCTCAACTATCTCTTTCCCAAATGGGTCTTTACCTTTAACTGTTTCACCTAATAGCGTGACTGTAATGCCTTTCAATCTACTCATAAAAGTCAATCACCCCATATCGTTGACGCTTAAGACCTAAACGTTTTAATTCACTTTCCTTGATAAACAATCCGCCACCAGGAACCAAAAAAGAGCCACTATAGGAATAACCTAGAGCGCTCTCTGTCATTTGTGTCATCGGTTCTTGGTCAGTAGAAGTCATCAAAGTCCGTGCTACTACATCGACAGTTACAGATTTCAAAACACTAGCGAAAGCCTTACTACTTTCTGCTTGCTTATCTAAATCCTTGCCGACTTTCTCACCTTCAAAACGAAGAGAATTAGAAACAATTTCTAACAACGCTTCTGCTCTCTCCATTTCTGTCGGTTTTAAACTGCGCCACAACTTTTCTAAGTCGGTAGTTGACGCAAAATTACTCATAAGCCACCTCCTAAGAAGCGACTACTCAGTAGCTTCTTTTTCTTCTTTTTTAGGCTTACCGCCTTTTTTGACTGGTTTCCACGCTCCAGACAAGACACTATCTGTTGTGACGACAACACCAGTCTCACTGTGTTTATAAATCATACAACACCTCATTAAGCTTCTTTGACGCGAGCAAACGCATCAGCGTCAAGAATACCCCAGCCAATAAATGCTTCAGCACGAAGCAAGATTTCATTATGAGCTTTAAGGTCACGACCTGCTCCGTCTGGATCACCGTATTCGATGATTTCCAAAGGAATGTTTTCTGCATAGCCCCATTTAAACATGTTTTGGAAATCTCCAGCGATAACGTGGTCTTTTTCAGCTGTTCCGCCAGTTGCAACTAAGTTTTTATTGACATCTGAAGCCATTCCGTAGAATGAATCTGGATTTTGACCAAAGCGGAATTCTGGGTATTGAACTACACCGTTTACTTTGATTTTAGCAAGTGATTGACCTGCAAGTGGTGACAATGCAAGGCCAGTAACATCGTAGTTATTTGCTACCACGGTTTGAACCGCTGCATCAATGTTGTCGTCAATTGCGTTAGCATCGAATGTAACTACATTGTCCGTAATCAAACCATCAAATGAGTTAGTATCGCGGAAGGATGCGTCTGTCAATGATTTTGGTTCTAGACCATGCAATGCAGCCAAATCGAACGCAACGGCGATTTTTTTAGCGAAACCATCTGAAAATGCTTGAAGGTAATTGATTTTCTTTTCTTCGCTAGCGTATTTAAACTCATCTGTAATACGTGCTTGATAAACAAATTTAAGCGGACGAATAATTTTAGATGAAAGCGTAGCTTTCCCTGCACCTTTTTGTTCACCTTCGCCAACGATTTGTGCGTTGCCTTCAAGATTGAAGATAAATTGTTCAGATCCATTGAATGGGATAGGTGTTTGTGAAGCAAGTTTTGCTAAAACAGAGTAGCCTTGCACTTTTGACATAAGTTCAGTTACAAGTTCCGGGTTAAATAGTGAGTTGTTTTTAAGTGAGTTATCTGCCATGATTTTATTCTCCTTCAGTTAGATTACGAGCCAATTCAGCCCAACCATTTTTATCGCCGATAGGCGGTTCTGTTGATTTAAGCGGTGATTTTGGCTCTTTGGCTTTCATAAAACCTGCTAAAAGCTCCGCATCGGCTTTAAGAGCATTCTCATCATCACCTTGTAGACGTCCAGCCATATCAATCGGCAAGCCATATTCTAGAGCTACTCGAGTACGCATTTTTTCTGTCTCATAACCAGAAATTTTTGCTTCGAGCTCTGCAATATGTTGTTCCTGCTCTGTTTTGCTTTGACCAGATTCTTCAATAGTCGCTTGTAAATCAACGTTTTCTTTCTCCAATTTTTGAACACGTTCTTTCAACTCGTCGTAATCGGAATATTTCTCTTTTTGGCGCGCCAATCGTTCTTTTACGATACGATCAAGTTCTTCTTGCGTTTCAACTGGTTTAAATTCAGACATATCAATGTCTCCTTTCTCCGCATTTCCCGTGCGTTCGGTAATTTTGAGCACAAAAAAAGCACCTTGCGGCGCAATTTAATAGCTAACTTTTTGCTTTTTCTTGGGTTTGGTTGTTGCGCAAGCCCAATGTGCCAGCAAAGCACTGTCCATAAGACTAATATCCATATCATCGAAGTGTGAACGATATCCAAAGCCACCATTTGAACCAATATTACGTTTGTCGCAATTGGTTGCAACTTTAGTAAGTGATGGTTGACCAGCATGGCAAAGAGTTTGTTGATAAATAGCTTGTTCCCACATTGAATTCGCAACAATGATTTCTTTTACTGTTGGCAAAATCGTGTTTTTGATGTGGAAGTCTTTCAATTCATCGTTCAAAATCTTTTGGCCACTAGCACCATCAATTACAATTTGTGCAATATCCGCTTGTTTTAAAAAGTTAATAATCCAATGATTGCCGTTTCTGACAGATTGACAATCTACCGTTTCGACGAAGACACGTTTATCTTTTGTACGAACTGCAACACTAAGAGCGACATTCGTACCGTCTTGCCCATACTTGATGCCGACGAATAACTGACCTTGAAATTGTGGTAAATCTTCAATTTTTAAAGCATTCCATTCAGTTTCAGAAATAGCTGATTTTTGATTGTAAGTTGGCCAATAACCAAGACGTTGAACATTGTGGTCAAGTTTATCTTCACCAAGTTCAGCTTCAATTTTACGCTCGTTCAAATGGAATCCCATTGACGGGTTTGAATTGTACCAAGCGGCAATATCATCAATTTCTTTTTCTTCTGATACTGACCATTCTGCCCAACCAGAATACTTCCCGCGTCCAAAAAGACAAGTTTCACGATATTTTGTAAATACTGTACCGCTTGAAACTGGCGTTGGTGGTGTTCCACACATGATTGTCATCGGATTATCACTATCCGTAACGGTATACTTCAAGGCAGATTCTTGTTCTGTGGTATATTCTTGTGCTTCATCGATTACCAGCAAGTCAAAACCTTCACCAAGTCCACCGTTGGACGTTCTGGTGCGGTACTGCACAACCCCACCTGTTTCATAAAGTTCAATACGCTCTTGACCTTTAGCACGAATAGAATTAAAATCTTTTCCGTCCTCAAGCCCCATTTTTTCCAGATATCGTTTGACTTTTTCAAAAGATGAATGTGATGTACTGATTCGATGTGCAGTATGCAAGATATTTAGGCCATGGTATAGCCCCCACAATTCAAGCATGTAGATAATCTCTGTCTTACCGTTCCGTCGAGGTATCGAATAACCAAACTTTTGGTGTGTCCAAAGCCCATCTTCTTCAATGGCCATTACGCTTTTTAGAAGATTTTGTTGCCACGGATAGCTTTTTAAGCCTGTTCTTTCGTATATCTCGATAGCTTCATTAGATAAAGATTTGTCAAATGGAAGAATTACCGATTGAGTAGGATTTTGATTGCCAAGTTTTTTCTTTATCTCAGCCATAACTTTTCCTTTCAATCATGTAATTGCATGATAACCCTATCGCTGGGATGGGTTCTATCGCCATTTTTTTGTATAACTGTTTTGGATTCCTCGTCCATCTCGCGGAAAATATTCGACAATACAATCACAATTTCTGTGTCTCAAATATATTTCATCAGGTACAGGATAATCATATGTTCCAGCTTTTTCTTCGCACCATTTACAACATTTTCCAATTACAGTTCTTGTTAGTTTTGGTTTTAAACCTGTTCTGGCGTGGAAGTCAACGTTTGCTTTGACGAAGTCGTCTACAATAGATTGGCTAAAATTAGTAATTGGTGCATCAAGAAGCCATGAGACATTGTCATAATTGTCGTCCTCTGACAAACGTTCCACAAGACCTTTAATCCTATCTTGATTAATTTTAGGTTTTATTATCGCAAGATTAATATTTGCTTCTATGTTCAATTGTTTTTGGACACTTTCAGCGAATTCGGTTATAATTTTGTAATTATTTCCAAGAACATCATTTAAAAGTCTTTCAGCGATATTAAAATACATTTTACCGTCAGGTAAAGTCGAAATATCAATATTTTCAGTTAGCGTTTCTGCTAATAATTCGCCTACTCGTTTTGCAAATTTATTAGCATTTGCAAAACTATTTTTTTGCTTTAATAAAAAAATAATTGACGCGTCATTGTCGAATCGCTCTTTAAAATCCTTTTTAATTTTACTAAGTAAATCAGGTAAAATATCTTCTGCCACTCTATTCTCCTTTTTCAATATTTGGCGTTGCATCTACATTTCCGGCTATTCCTGTTAAATCACGAATGGTTTCGCTGGTCATATAGCCTGGCAGAGCCTGATTAAGTTTAATCGCCCCATCTCCAATTAGCGTCAAGGTATTGGCATCCGCTTCAAATAATGGCTCCCATTTTGGAATCGTTTTAACAAATTCTTTACGAAGATAGGGGAAAGAATCTCGTAAACAAGCAGCAACATAAGCAACATTTAGCAAACCGCTTCCTAACGAACGTTGAGCTTTTCGACCTGCTAGTCGTAAATTTTCATGGCTTGCTTTAATTGCTTCAACACTTGATGGATTATCTGAAACGAATCCAAGGTCATCTAAAGTCAAACCCATTTCACCAGCAAAACAAGCAGCAGCTGTTCTCAGTTGTTCAGTGAATGGCGACATGCTTGCGGTTGTAAACTGTCCAACAACAGGATGGTCTCCTTCGTCATCTTTATCAATTCGCAATAATGACGATACTGTAGCTTTCCAAGTATCCATTGCTTCTGCATCTGGGTCCATACCTAAGATGTATTTTTGGGGGTAAGAATAAAATTCTGCAGTAACATCGGCGCGTTCAAGCGTTCGTTTGGCATATCTTTGATAATACATACCAGCTCGAGTAATTCGACTTCTACCGAACGGTCTAACAGCGTCAGGTCGATGGATAATAGGAACTAACAAAGGAATTTCTGTAGGGTTTGAAACCCTAAAAGGTGTTTCATCTTTTGGGTAGAACCAAGTCTCTTCGTCAGTAAAATACGCTTCTAAAATCGGATTGTCATTATCATCACGTTGTAAAACTGCGTAACCCTCTGTCAACAGTCCAGTTATTGGATCTATAACGCCTGTCGCGTTGCTTGCTTCAATGACCTGCAAACGAACACGTTCATCCTCATCTTTCGAAAGATAAACAAAACAGCACGAACCAATCAAAGCAGATAGAACGGTACTGTCGAAAAAGACGTCTGGGTTATTTTGATTAAAAATAGTGTTGACGTTGAAATCGTCGTTGGCAAATTCTCTGAAAACTAGTCTGTCCGCTAAGCTATCAACGCCCTTTGCTGACCAACCGAGAACTGCTTGATACTTGCTGATAATGTGTTGCGGTATTGTAAGACCAATTGGTGGGTCATAATGCTTCATAGCGTACTGTCTATACCGCATTTTAACCCTTGGACGTACCGTTGAAAGCTTGCGCTTTAAGTAATTCATTCCTTTTAAACTCAATTTTTACTCCTTTCGAATTTGGCGCGAGAAAAAATGTACAGTGACGGCTTGAACCTCGGCCGTGAAGGCGGAGGGGGTCCCATGCCCCCACTTAAAAATTTTTCAAACCAAATCAAAAAAATTATTTTGAAACATAATTTAACCAGTTGATGCTTTGAGGTAAATTGCGATTACCAATCACATTCGTTCCTTTTCCTTTGCTCGGCTCATCATTGTAAAGCTTGTCAGACTTCTGTCTGTTGCATTGCCAATGTGCAAGCTGCAGGTTATCGATGTCAGATGGATGACCACCTTTAGCAACAGGAATGATGTGGTCGATAACTGGCGATAATGGATGCGGATACTTCAATGACTTATCCACAGGGTTACCACAAATACCACAAACGTTTCTGGTTTTTAATATTATTTTCTTGTTCTTCTCGAACGCTACACGGTGGGGGCCATGTCTATCGGGGCGGGTGTCTTTTGACATAGGGGGTACCTCATAAATAAAGGGGCGAGGTATTTGACTACCTCGTCCCTCATTTCTTGATGATACTATAATAACACTTTGAAACTGCAATGCACTGCACCTTTATGTCTTGTTATGACTGTTTATGTCAGCACTTTCAAGGTCCTTTTGTGCTGTCTTTTTCAACCTGAAGTAAGTTCGCTCGCTGATTCCCATTTCATCCATCACTTCATACATCGACATCTTATCAATATATACGAGACTTAAAATAGTTCTGCTTGCAGTATCTTCTAGATTATCAATCATATCTTGCAGTTCTCTGCGCTTTTGAATAGCTTCAATCGTCTTATTATCAATCTCATCAATCGAATCAAGCAATTCAGCATATACATCATCTTGCTTACGATTTAGTCCGCCCCTAACTTTATCAGTAGACCATCGAGGACTTGAAAGTAATGAAGCGTTAAGTCTATCTCGTCGTCTGATTAAACTTTGGATGTATAAATCTAAATTTCTTAAATCTTTCAAAATAGTCTTAGCTCTGCTCACTTTCAATCCTCCGATATGATATAATAGTTATAGCATTTTAAATCATATCGAGCTTGCGTGAGCAGGCTCTTTTTTTATTAAAAATGGGCAGGCGCACGACCCGAACATTGAATCCCATAAGGAAAGTAGTGCCTTGCATAATAACAGTCTAGCGATAAACTGCGTTAGATTAAAAATTACATTGAGTTCCCCTTTCTATCTTATTTCGCTATGTTGCTAGCAAGTAACCAGATAAACTTGCTAGCGATATACTAATTTGTAAGAAGAAGTGCTTTAACACCTCTATTCCGTTTTAAATTATTTCTGGTTATACTCGTGCGTGGAGTCGAACCACACTAAAGACCGTCACGAGCACCGAATGAGTTTTTTAAAAATCCAAGGAGTTCTAAGTCACCGACTAGAGAATGACTATCATTGAACCTACTTTCTTTTTTTATTTTTATTTTCTAGCCTAATACCCACGACTGGAGTCGAACCAGTCGGATACCGTTGTGGGCTACTGACCGTCATAACTATCAGCATAATACACAATCACTTGATTTTCTTCCAACACCTTAATTTGTGCTTTAGCTTGTTTGAGTTCAGTCTTTAACTCTGCGATTTCAGACTTGCTTTCGCGTTCGCCAATGCCATAACCAATAGCGATAAACATAATCACTGCAAGCATGACAACTAATCCAAACACAAAATTTACAAAATCTTCATTTTTCATCTGCTTTTCTCACCTCCACACGATAAAGCCGACTAGTCCGATAGCGCCACTTAAGATTATCGGCTTCAGCATAAGCTATCGCTTCATTCTCGTAAGTTGTCACACTATCAATCATATTATCGAAATAAACAACTACTTCATACATTGCCTACTCCTTTCGCTTGTTTATCTAACCAGTCCCAGATTAAGTGAAACTGACCGTTGACTAGCTCATCATTGCTGTACTTCTCACAAATAGCCACAATGGACTGATTCGCCCATTCCCAGTAAGCAACTGTTCCAAAACCAACTTCTTGTGATTTCTGGTTACTTTCTTTCATCCAGTTTGGCACTTCCGTTTGAAAGAAATCAATATAATCAATCTTCATAAGTTTTCCAACCTCACGTATATTCCAACCGTATCAGCCCAAAACTTTTCGATTATCTCACTAGCCACGCGCGAATCATTCACATAGAATCCAGTTCTTTCCATGCAATCTTTTAATAACTTCACCAGGTTATCCGTGTCGGGTTTCGTATGCTTGTACTGACCGTTAGTCGTACCTTTGATTTTTGGAAATAGCCATTTAGTCGTCAATCTCAACGGACCGTCCATAGGTTCATTAGGCGCATATGGTGCTAACAGTTCCATAAACATTGCTCGTGTTTCTTTCAGCTTTTCAGGTTCATAAGATTGTGGCTTTCCATTTTTTACTGTCCACTTTTTCTGTTGATGTGTGACTGTTGGAATTTTTTTCATTGGGATAAAGAATTCAATCATCAAGTGACACACCTTCAATTTCAGCACGCTGTTTTAAAATACTAAGATATACTTTCATTACATGAAACTGGCTATCAAGTAACTCAAATGGACAAGAGGGTTCAAAATCCAAATCATTAAATAACCATCTGTCAAGCATAATCCCTAGTTTATCAGTACGTTCTTTTAGTTCTCTATATTCGTTTACCATTCGTTGTGTATAACCTTCCATTTTTTACACCTCATTTTTTCTACTTTTGATTTTACGACTGCTTTTGGTCATTCGCAGTCACGCGCTTGTCGAAAGTTGGTACGAGATGATTTGGGCGTAGCTCAGTCGCCCAATCTCTCGTAACATTCGACTTTCACACATGCGAATCCAAAACACTCCCCAAACTTGGGGTTTACCCCATGCTGTAGCTCACTTTTTTAATAAAAAACTGCTTAAAAGTGATTTTTTTACACGACATACATATATTACAGAAAACTGATTTTGCTACACGACATATATTAGTGCTATAGCACGCTATAGCTTAATAAAAAACTGCTTAAAAGTGATTTTTTTACACGACACTTTTTTATTAAAGTGTGTAGATTTTTTGCTAATTTATTTTGATAATATTCCCATTTTTTAGAACAAAATCATCATGCTCTCTGACATATTTTTCGACAGTTCGTACTTTTATACCTGTCAAATTAGCAATGTCTTCTTTGGTGACTGGACCGTCTGGATTAAAATCCTTTTGAGTATTATACGCATCCTCCAATATTTGATTACGTTCTTCCAAGTTCTGCTCAGCTGACTTACGACCTTCACGAGCCTTTTTAGCAGCTTTTTGCCAGTTCGGCTTATCATCTTCCAATTGAATATCTGCAAGAACACCTGTTGTATCCACAGAGTGAACTGGATAGCTGAACCACATATTGACTGGTGGGAATTTCGCAAACTCACGAAGCGTACCTTCAACACGCCATGCTGTGGCAATCTTGATAGATTCTTCCACTTGTTGGATTTCGTGCAAGTATGGCTTTCTAACCATGATGTCGTCTAACGATTTATCAAAGTGTTTAGACATCTGTGCGACACTTTGCAAGTCGTCAAGTGTGATTTCATGCTGGTAATAATCTAAGTTTTTCTCTTGGATAGCACGTTTAAAGACGTCACATTTCGCTTTGTCAGTACGTTGTTTAATCAGATTGTCGTTTAGTTCAAGTTCGACTAAATCAATAAGTGCGTCAGGGTCACGCGCAAACACTCCTGAACCACTAGCACGGTCCATTGATTTCTTGCCACCTTGAGCACCTTTTGAATGGTGGTGACAGTAAATCACACTACAGCCTAACTCAGTAGCTACTTTGTCAAACTGGTTAGTAAAGTGTGCCATTTGGTCTGCGCTGTTTTCGTCACCTGTTAAAACTTTATAGATTGGATCAATGATAACAGCTTGATAATTTTTCTTAAGTGAACGTCTGATCAGCTTAGGTGCTAACTTATCCATTGGCACAGTCTTACCACGAAGATTCCAGACGTCAATGTTTTGGACGTTGTTTGCTTGAAGTCCCATAGCTTCATACACATCTTTAAAACGGTGCAATGCTGACGGTCTATCAAGTTCCAGATTGACATATAAGACACGCCCTTGCTCACATTGCCAACCGAGCCATTTAGCTCCTTCAGCTATAGCAATTGATAGCTCAATCAGAGCGAACGATTTACCAGCTTTAGACGGACCAGCAATCAGCATCTTATGCCCCTGACGCAACACACCATGGATAAGCTCTGGTGCTAAATCTGGCATATCGTCCCAGCTGTCTAGCAGACCTTCAGGGTCTGGTAAATCATCATTTAAATCTTCGACCCACTGATACCATTCATCATAATTTGCTTTACCAATGTTGGTGTCAATCAAAAATTGCTTGTGTCCGTTTCGTGTCACACCAGGCATGCGACTTAAACGACTTGGATTGCGGTTTTGCGTATCAATATCAAGACCGTTCTTTTTACAGATTTGATAGATGTAATCTACGCGTTTGCGGTATTCTTGGTAATCTCTGGCATCTACTTTCACGACTGCGTGCAGTGATTTTTTACCAGAATGGACCAAAGTTGCAATTGGTAGTTCAAGCTCTTTAAATAGTGCATATTGCTTACCAATGTCTAACGTATCTGATTCAACGAGCGCGTAACGATAGTCTGTGACATTGTCATTTTTGACACCTTTACCGTCTAACGGATTGAATCGAATCCACGCACCTGCTTCTTCCTTATAGTCACCAAAGACAGCGCCGATGTCGTCAGGTGTCTTTTGTAGCAACTGGATAAGCTCACCAGCGGTCCTATCAAAGTTTCCTTGCGTTGGTTTGTAAATCGTACCATTGTCTGTTTCAATTGGATAAGTTGCTGTTACGTAGCCAACCAAATCCGTTGAATCAAACAAGGTTTCTAAGTACTTGATTAAGTCTTGTGCAGGTTGCCAGTTTAATGGTTCTCTGATTTCCTTGGATTCGATCCAGTTTTTATCTACGATTTGATAATCACGATCAATCGTATCTTCCCAATCTAATTCGTGAGAATCACAACGTCCATTTGACGCAGGTTGCCAGCCATTCTCTTTCGCTAGCTGCGTGATAGTAGCTCCTGTTACGACACTACCTGCTTCTTCGTTGAAAGTATCCCATTTTTTGAAACACTCTCCACGTTTATAACGTGTATCAGCTTGCGACCAATTATCCCAATCCATAGCTGTATAGCCTTCGTGTTTAAGTGCAAAACCAACATTTACCCAGTCTTGATAAGACAACGTTGACGGGTCTATATAATCTAGTAAAGGTAATAAATCAAAGTCTTTATCTAGCATTTCTCTCCTTTGCTTTATTTGCGATTTTTTCAATCGTCCAACCTAATTTCAATTGATTAACGATTGTCCAATACGGAACATGTAAATAATCTGCGAATTGTGAGTATGTGAAGCTTTTACCTTTATACTCAAGATAGCTATTATTTGTTTTATTATTTTGTTGTTCTTTTATGGTTGCCCAACGACAATTATTTGGTGAATATTTTTTATTTGGATCAATCCTATCAATCGTAAGATTATCGGCATAACCATTCGATAAAGCCCAATTTCTAAAAACTATAAACTCACGCCATTCTTTACAAATCGTAATTCCACGACCGCCATAATATTTATAATTATCACTATCTTTCTTATAGCAACGTCTAAACATTCCACGCCAAATCTTATATAGTCGTGTCCCAGCGTATCCTTGAGCTACATCACTTTTTCTTGCACAACCACAAGACTTAGTATAACCGCTCCTTAATTTGCTACCGATAACAATTGCTGTATTTCCGCAATCACAAAGGCAATTCCAACGAGCGTTGCCACTCTTAGAATTATCTTTATTACGACTAATGACAGTTAATTTCCCAAATCGTTGCCCTGTTAAATCCTTAAGTTGACATCTTTCGCTCATTGAAAATTCCCCTATTCTGGTTTAAATTCTGCTGGTCGAATACCACGAGGAACACGCCAACCGTTTGCAGCAATACGATTGATTAGGCTACTTGCACTGTCAAATGTCCACATACCAACATTTTTAAAACCGTAACGTTCAAGCAATCGAATTTGCTTAGGTGTGGTTAGCCCTTCTGTTTGACGTTTCTTAAGTCGGTCTAACAGCTTACTAGCCTTACCAAAATTACCAATATCATCTGTAAAGATACCGAACTTCTCTAACGCTTTAAGTTGTTTATCAGTCGGTGGTGACATTTCTATTCCAAAGGCAGGCACATAATCTGCCAAGTCCTCAGCTTGGATAGACATTTCAAATTGCAATGGGTCAACTAAGCGACGTTTACGCTTACGCATTTCTGACAATTGTTTTGCAAGTGCTTCTTCACGTTCAGCCACAACGTCCTTGCTGGCTGTTTCTTCGGCTTCCAATAATTCAAATTGTTGATTAGTTTGTTCAGCCATGTTTTCAACCATTTTCTTAGCCACTTCTGGGCTGTCTGTGATTAGATGTGCTGGTCGGCATAGTTCGTGGCGTTCTGTGTGCCAAAGGAAATCCAGAATCAACAAATTCTCTTTACCTTCAGCTAATCGTGTACCACGTCCAACCATTTGACTATACAGCGCCCTAACTTTTGTCGGTCTAAGTACCACAACACAGTCAACAGTTGGACAGTCCCAACCTTCAGTCAAAAGCATAGAATTACAAAGAACATTGTATTTACCTTTATCAAAGTCTTCTAAAATTTCCGCACGGTCTTCTGATTCACCGTTAACTTCGGCAGCTTTAAAACCTTTTGCGTTTAAAATGTCATGAAATTTTTTAGACGTCTTCACCAATGGCAAGAACACAACTGTTTTGCGGTCTGAACATTGCTTAACCATTTCATCTGCGATTTGTTCCAAATATGGGTCTAACGCTGTTCCAACTTCACTAGCTTTGAAATCACCCGCTTGTTGACTGACTGACGATAAGTCTAATGTTAGCGGTATTGTAACTGCTGTAATCTTTGACAAATAGCCAGATTTGATAGCATCAACAATCGAATATTCATAAGCGAGACTATCAAAGAATTTACCTAAATTTTGTTTATCACCACGGTCTGGCGTTGCTGTAACACCTAACACATTAGCAGATTCAAAATGCTGTAACACACGTTGGTAGCCATCTGAAATAGCATGGTGAGCTTCGTCAATCACAATCGTGTCAAAATAATCTGGTGGAAATTGACTGAGTCGTTTCTCACGTTGCAAGGTTTGAACTGAACCGACAACGACACGGAACCATGAACCAATTGATGTGCTTTCTGCTTTCTCTAGTGCTGTTCCTAAGCCTGTAGCGGTTTTTAATTTATCGCTAGCTTGTTCTAAGAGTTCTGACCTATGTGCTAGGACGAGCACACGCTCGCCCAATCTCACACGGTCCTCGATAATCTTAGAAAATACGATAGTCTTACCACAACCCGTAGGAAGAACGAGCAGTGTGCGTTTCCTGCCGTCATCCCACTCACGCTGAACAGCTTTGCGGGCTTCTTCTTGATATTTTCTAAGTCTCATTAGTTACCTCTTAAAATTGCCCAGCTTGAAAACCTGCAGGTTGTTGCGGTGTTTGTGGTTGTTGTGGGTATTGTTGAGGTTGTGGTGTTGTTTGATAATTTTGTGCTGGTTGTTGATATGTAGGTTGTTGTGATTGACCTTGTACGTTTGCATTCAATACTTTAGTCCAATCAACGTCATCAGCGTAAATCATTGCTTTAACGTTGTCATATTCACGGTCAGCATATTGTCCAGTACCTGGTCGTTTGTTTACTCGACAAACACCTTTTGCACCAACCACGCTGTTCCAATTCATACGAAGTGGCTCACCGTGTTTCTTTTGACCAATAGAACCAAAGAACGCAGACAACATACCTTCTGTTGATGTGTGCAAGAATAGGTTGTGTGTCAATTGTGCAATACCTTCTGCTGTTTCAATTTGAAGGGTAAGTGTTGCTTTATTACATGCTGGAAGTTTTCCTGGATTTTGTGGATTTGGAGTGTGACGTCCACGTTCAAGATTAGTGACTGTGAATTGGTAGTCACCAGGTGCAAGCTGTACGAATTCTTTGGCGTCTGTGGTAATTTCATCATCCCAGCCGAGTTCGTGGTCAAAGTTATTGTTAAATTGTGTCATGTTAATTTCTCCTTTTGATTAAGCTAAAATTGTAATATTGCCTTGCTCTGCAAGTTGTGCTTTTAAGTAGTTAGCAACGTTGTTAATTGCATTTAAGTGCCACTTGCCACCATCTGCGCTAAATAATGCCATTTCTGCATTTTTATCGATACGAAATACAAATTGGCTAGCTGGTTGTTCCACTTCAGCAAACGTGCGATATGGACGTAGCATGACTGGGTTTGGTGCTTTCGCTTTTGCTAAGTTAGCTACCCCAGTTTTGACAGTTGTTGTTTGGCTAACACCGTTATCAACAATTTCTGAACCATTGTCAATTTTAAGTGCGCTTGCAAAATTCAAAACAACGTCGCGGTCATCTGTATCTTCAAATTTTGATTGCAGGTAAACGTTGAAGTCAGTTGATGACATGTAGTAACCGTATTGAATGCTTGGGATACGTGCTTCAACGCTAACAAGACGTGTACGTACTGCTTTTTCATCGTCTTCAGTATAGACAGACACTTGAGTTGAACTTTCCACAATAACCATTAAACGTTGATAGCTGGTACCGTTAAGTCCTGACTTGAGATAATCAACTAAACTATCAAGCGTGCATAGTTCAAGTACATCTGGATAAAGTTTCGGTTCAAGTTCAACAAGATTAGCTTTTGAGTCATCATAGTAGTGTTTGTCATCAACTGTGATGATTTTGTCCTCACGGCTTGCTAACTCAACGCCGTACGCGATTGCTTCTTTAATGTTTTCTGACATAATTAATTACCTGCTTTCTGTTTATTAAAATCAATGACATCTTCATTAATGCCTTTTTCTAGCGCTTCGATTGGTTCGCCAATGTCAGTGCGCAAAACTGCTTCATTGTCAAAGTAAGTTTGACCAGGCATGCTACTAAGCAACTCATTAGCATAGACTTTACCGTCTTTCTGACCAACAAGAACTGTCGTAGCCGTTCCTTTTTGAGGTGCTAGTGTTGATTTTACTTCCATTGCTGTGCTAACCGTTTGACGACTTTCGTCAGCTTTCATTGTGAGCGTAATCGTTAACTTACGCGCTGGTTTGCTTTCGGTGTTTGGATCAAGAATGTTGTCAAAGATTTTTTCAAGCTCTTTGTCTACTTTTTCTTGTAAGCTACCCTCACCAATAGCTGATAAGTCTAATTTAATTGTTTTATCCATTGTTATTCCTTTCTAAAATGGTAAGATACGATTGTCTTTAATCATGCTAAAGACTTGTTCCCAAGCGCCAATAAGCACGCCGTCGATAAATCCAGGGTCATACATCACTACTGGTGTATTTTCTGGATAGTACCCCTTTTGAGCAACTGCCTTTTGGACTTCAAGCTCTGTGACTTGGTTTTGAATCATCAAATCACGCAGCGCTTGTGGCAAGGCTAAATTAGGCTCTTGGTAAGGCTGACGTTCTGGCGCAGGCTCGGTCAAGCTCTCGGGTACCGTTTCGGTACTTTTGCTTGGTAGCTGTTCAGGTTGTGCCGGCTTTGGTTCCTGTGCTGGTGCTTGTGGAGCAGGTTCAGGCGTTGTTTGTTGTGGTGTAGGCTGTGGTTGCGCTTGATTAAAGATGTGCGCAATGCCTGCATAGTCAAACGGCATTTCCTCTGGCAAACCATGACGATTTTTAGCATCCCACGCTGGGTGATGCTGTGTATACAGAACACGTTGTCCTCCAGTAGCCTTTTTCTTACCATTATCAGCAGTCATGACGACTGTTTTATAATTAGCAAATAGAACCATATCAGCCCATTCTTTAACAAGTGGTGCCGTCTGTGAACTTGTCTTTTTACCGAGTTTTAACTCCCAACGATCATAGCTTCCCATTTCGTCTGGCTGTTCAAATTTACGCATTTGAGCGTGTGCTGTTAGCACTACATTGATACCTAAATCAACCAGTTCACTAAGGAGATTGAGTAAACGTCCCATTTCTTCCTTAGTATATGTGTAACCCTTTCCCCAGCTGAAATCTTCAATACCTTTTTTACCATGTTGTGCACAGACATCAGCAATAACCAAACTTTCCGCCCAGTCAATCGTATCAATGACAAGGGTCTTACAAACTGTTGGATTTGCTTTCACCCATGCAATTTCATTTTTTAGCATGGTATAGCTTGACGGCTTATTCAAGCGTGCGACGTCCATGTTATCAGTTGAACCCTCGGTATCAATAAACAGTGTTTCTGGAAATTGTGCTGCAAAGGTTGACTTACCAATACCTTCAGGACCATAAACAACTACTTTTTGAGCTCGTGCTCGTTTTCCTTTTGTAATTTGCATTAATCATCACCTCCGAAAATGTCATCAAGTGCATCAAACAGCATTTCAGCTTTACTTTGACTGCTCACTTTGATTTCTTTTGGTTCCTCACCATCCAATGTTGTGAGCGTGTATTCTGCTTTGACTTCAATCGGTTCTGCGCCAAAGACGTCTAGCATTCCTTTGTAACGTTCATTTTCTTCCTCAAATTTTTCTTTTGTGATATTAATTGCACTTTCAATATCATCACTCCAGGTAGAATTAAAAGCTAAGGAAGTTTTTTTGTTTTGATAGTCCACTAGGAAAGCTCCTGTTTTCTTATCACGAAAGACGATAAAAGTTTTAGTTTGTTTCATTGCTATTCTCCTATTTCTTAAAATGTACCTGCTGTGAACGCTGGCTTAGCTGTTGTTGATTGTTGATGCGCTTCGTTAACGACTGAGTAGCCGTCCTCGATAATTACAGCGCACTCCTCACCAGTTGATACCCTTGTGGCAATGGCTTGTAAACCTTCTTGTTCTAGCCAAGCGCCGAACTGTTCAAGTGTGATTTGGTCCATTTGTTCTAATTTGTCAATCAGAACAAAGCCACATTCTGGTTTGAGCTTACGAACAATCGCAGTAGCCACCATAAGTTGTTGTGAACCACTCATGTTATCCCATTCTTGCCCTTGATAAAGTAGTTTACCGTCAGAGACTGACAAGCCTTCAAGTGGCAAGTCTGCGTTGGTTAACAAGTCTGTTTTCTGCTGACGTACAGCTTCAATTTCATTAGTCAATTGGTTGTATTGTTCACGTTGTTGTTTGGCGTCGTCTTCGGCTTCTTGTATCATGTTTGCCACCTAAATCAATCTATTGTGAATATTATGTGTTTGGTTATAAGCTCTAGCACTCTGTTCCCAACCATTGTGTTCGATTGTCCATGTTTGCTGTTGTTTTTCTTGTTTTTTAGGTTTTGCAAAAATCCAGTTAAATAATGTCATGATATACTCCTTTATTTGTTCTCTGCTCGTTTGCCGAACAATGTCAATATGATGATTTCAGCTAACGCTAAAACTTCGACTGCGATAATTAAATATGTCATGTTATAACTCCTTAATTTTTTAAGCCTTGTCCAGAAGCTCTAAATTTGATTTTCAAGCCATTTTTTTATAGCTCGTTTCGACCAGCGTTTTGCTGGCAGTTCTTTTGGGAAACCGTCTGAATAGCGATATTTCTGAAACGTGCTGTAATCAATACCTAGAAACTTGCATGTTTCGGTGGCGTTCATCAGCTCGTTATATCCGTCATCCTGTTCGATTTCCAAAAGCTTGTTAAGTGTTTCCTTGATTATGCCCTTGAGCCAATCAGAAAATTGTTGCATTACACTATCCATAGTGTTTCCTTTCTGGTATAATGTAAGTAAGTTTTTATTTGTAAGTCACTGATTTTTCAGTGGCTTTTTTGCGTTCCCCAGCTAGGCTGGTATAGCCCTAGCAGACAATCTAATGGAGTTCGTTTTATCATGTCAATTATCTATATTTCGGAGGTGTCTGCTAGAACTGTAGCAACCTAGCTGAGAAATTACGAATTTTCGTATATTATCCTGCAGATAATTCTTTACGTTCTTGAAAAAGATAGACGATATCAAATTCTGGGAAGAAAGTCTGTTGAACTTTCAACGCTTCTCCAAATTTAAAATCAGAATCTCCACTGATTTTTTCGCGAACTGTTTGAGATTTTAAATGTAAACAATCTGCAATATCGACAAGTGAAATGCCTTTTTCTTTTCGAATGTATTCAATGTTTTTCATTGCGCTTCCTTTCTAATACGAATTTTCGTATGTTGTTTTATTTTAAAAAGCTGTCGTTTCCTTAAGCTTGACTTTATTATATATGAATTTTCGTACCTTGTCAACACATTTTTTTGATTTTTTTGTTATTTTTTTACTTGAAATATGATTTTTCGTATGTTATTATATAGTAGAAAAATCAAAAAAGGAATTTAAAAAAATGGATGAAAAAGATTTAAAGCGAATTATTGAAAGTAGGTATAATAGTGTCAGGGCTTTTGCCCTTGAAAATGATATACCGTACACAACAATGCGTTCTATTTTAGAACGCGGTGTAATGAATGCGAAAGCAGAAACTATTTTTAAAATCTGTGATATTCTAGGAATTAATCCAGAAAGTTTCGCTGATAAAAAGCCAGATTGGCAACCATCAATCGACCTTTCGAATTTGCGTGAAAAAGTCGTGATGTTTGACGGAAAGCCATTATCTGATGATGACGTTAAGAAAATAGAACAAATTATTAGACTTTCGATTGAGGTAATGGGAGATGAAGATTGATGAGCTTTTAAAAGAATATAAAATATCATTATTCGTTTTTCCTACTGATATGTGGGAAAGGTCTGGGTTCTACTTCCCAGACCTAAGACGAATATGCGTCAACGAATCATTGTCTAAACAAGAACGTGAAAAAGTCATCTTACACGAACTTGGGCATATCAACCATGACCCAAAACATTACAAGAGATTACTTTTACAATACGAAAATCAAGCTGATAGATTTATGATTCGCGAGTTACTAGTTGATTATTTAAAATCTACTGATATCTACGATTTTAATTGGGTTCGCTTCGCTACACAGTACGGTATTTCTACAACTTGGGGCGAAGCGATGATACAAGACGAATTTAGAAAAATTCAGCAAAGTGTTATTTAAAGGCAGGAGTTAATTATGAAAGAGATATATAAAACTTTTACTTCTGTTGCAGGAACTGAATACAGAAAAAAGAACGCAGAAAAAGCATACGATTTAGTTTCAAGCAATACTACAGACATGCATACTGACAAAGTCAGATTTGAACTCGAACCAGAAAACAAGTATGATAAATATGCCATTAAAATATATATTTACGATATTTTTGTTGGTTATGTCCCAAGAAGAGGTCTTAGAAAACTTCGTAGCATGTTGCATAGTGAAAAATATATTTGTAAATTGACTGCTGATATAGATTTTTTTGAAGATGAACCTAATTTTATCGTTCATTTTACATTTTACGAAAAACAATAGATAAAACTACGTGCAAAACTGAATCACGTTAAAAGCTGATAGGAGAATTATTCTAATGAAAAAAGTTGGATTATTAGGATTGACTTTATTATCTGTCGTGGCACTTAGTGCATGCGCATCAAATTCAACAAGCTCTAAAAATTCAGATTCAAGCGCTTCTCAGAGCACCACTACATCATCAAGCAAAACTGTTGTAAATACTGAATTACGTAATAAATTTGATGCTATCACAGTCGGAGATATTATCAACTCTGGAGAAGGCGGAAGTACAATTGATGAAGTAAAATCTTCGTTAGGAGAACCAAGTTCGACAACTACAAGCGACGATGGTGGTATTACTACAGATACTTTAAATTGGTATGATGGCGAGACCTCAATTTCAATTAGTTTTGCTAATAACAGAGTAGTAAATAAAGCAATTACTGGATTTCTTTTTGACCGCGATGACACTATAACTCTTAGCGATTTCAATAACTTGCAAACTGGAACAAGTTATAATGACGTGTATACATCTTGGGGTGAACCAGATGGATATTCCGAATCCTTAATTATGGGGAGTAAATCGGTTTCGGCATATTGGTATTCAAATATAAAAGGGGAAGATTCAACAGCTAACATCTTCTTAATGTTTACAGATGATTCTTTATCTACTAAAAGTCAAACAGGATTAACTGATTAATAAACAAAAATCCCCATGTTCACCGTCGCCAAACTTTGAACATGGGGAAAGGAAGTATAAGAAAGAGCCATTAAACGGGCGCTTTTCTTGTACCTATTTTATCATTTTAAGGGGGTGGTTGTCAAAATTCTCTAAGTTAAAAAAGCCTTGTCCAGAAGCTACATTTTTAACAAGGAGAAAAAAATGAAATATAACAAAACAAAATATCCAAACATTTATACATATGAAACTAAAAAAGGCAAACGCTACTACGTTCGCCGAAAATTCAAGTTAAATGGTAAGCAAACAGAAGTGAGTGCTAGCGGCTTAAAAACAGTCGCTGAAGCTAGGCAAGCACTTGCTGAAATCGAAAACAAAATCGCAAATGGTGACTATGACCCACGCAAGAATATGACCGTGGATGATTACTGGCAGATATACAGCGAAAATCGTATCAAAACAGGGCGTTGGGCGCCGGATACGATAGCGAACAAAGATACACAGTACAGACATTGTTTTCAAAAACGTTTTGGGAATGTTAGACTCAAAGATATTGAAAGACTTGACTACGAAGAACATATTACACAATTGCTAAAGAAATATGCTAGAGTAAGTGTTGTTCAAGCTAATGGCATTTTTGAAGCAATGATAAACGACGCTATAGTCAATGGTTATTTAGATAAAAACCCTATTTTAAAAATCTACATAGGTGAAAACGACATCAAACCAAAGAACAAACAAATTTCTTTGGAAGAGTTTAGAAAATGGGATAACTGCGCTAAAAAAGTATTATCTCAATATGATTACGTAATGGTGCGACTTACCTATTTTGGAATGCGACGAAGCGAGGTTCTCGGTATTAAATTTAGCTCTTTAGAATTAGTGGGCAATCGTTTTAAAATATTTTTAGACGAAAGCCGAACATATCGCCGTCCAAATGGAAAAGGCATGAAAACTAAAACGTCAAGGCGCTATGTAGTCGTCGATGAAGAGACTAGTACACTATTGAAAACAGCAATAAGCACTTCTAACGAAATTGCTAAGAAAGCTGGTCGGATTCTTTCAAAAGGTGACTTTCTTTTTTTAGATGCTGGCGAGAGAGTTCGAAAGGATGCTGGTAAACCAGTTGCCTGCAGTCGAATATTTACAAACTTTAAAAAAGTCAACAGAAATTGTGATATTCACGCCACTCCTCATATGATGAGACATTTCTTTGCTACACAAGGACAAATTGCGGGCGTTCCGATTGAGCACATGGCGGCTGCGTTGGGGCATTCAACAGCTTATATGACGCAGAAATACACGCATATCCAAGACGAAGTAGCTAACGATGTTACCGACTCTTTCTTACGTGCAATCAAGTAAAAATTCCCCACCTTTGTCCCCGCCTAAAAATCGAAAAATACCCAAAAATACCAAATAATTATTGTTTTTGTTTGTTAAAAAACCTTTAAAAACACCTTTAAAACAGGGTACAGTTAATTATACTAAAAAACTTTTCTTTATGATATAATTGAAAC